TTTGTGGCTTACCTGCTCTTACTTTGAAATCATTTCTCCAATCAAAAGAATCTTTGGCCGGTGTAAGTGTTTGGTAAAGTGGCTCGCATACTGCTTCGTAATCAGCAGGTGTAGGCTCACAACCTTTCATAAACTCGTAATAAAATTCTGAAGTTGTCTCTTTGTCTTCTTTGACGTATTGAGTTACGCAGTCAATCTGACGCTTAAGGAACTCTTTTCTGTCTGTAGCTGTAGTTGTTTGTGTCATTTGCTGTAGTTAATTAAATTAGTTAGGGAACAAATCGGCTCGACCACCGATACTTATAGTGTTGCAGTTAATGCACCATATGTCAAGTAATTAATTTTGGATGTTGCGATATTCTCTTTATTTCTCTATATTATGAGTAATTTTATTTATTTTTTTAATGGCTGTAATTACTCAAACTACTAGAGAGTATATTCCAGTTAATGAGGACGGTTACAGAATCGGGGAATTTCATCATCACGCTAGAATTCCTGAGTACATTATCCAAGCTATCTTAGATTTAAGAGAAACTTATAATTTAGGATACGGTACTCTCTCAACCATTTTCTCATCACATAACCTAAGGAGGGAAACTATTGGAAAAATCTGCCGCTACGAATCTCGCTGTCAGACACCAGATAGATGGAAAACAATCTACAAAACTAGGAAGACCTATAGAGAAAGTTGATCCTGTTGAAAGTTCCAGAATTTGTGAATGGATTGCTCACGGTAAAACTTTAAGAGAATATTGTAGGCAAAAAGGTAATGTTCAATGGAGGACTATTTATAAATGGTTGGAGAAAGATGAGGAGTTTCGTTCAGCCTTCGCACGTGCGAGAGATACAGGGTGTGAGATTCTGTTTGAGGAATGTCTAGAGCTAATTGATACTCCTCCTACTATGTGCGGCTCTGATGGCAATGAGAGGATAGATCCAGCGTTTATAAACTGGCAGAAGAACAGGGTTGAAACTAGGTTTAAAATGCTATCTAAGTTCAATCCGAAAAGGTTCGGTGAAAAGCTTGGGGTGGAAGGGGAAGCAAATATTAACCTGACTATCAGTACTGGCGTACCTCAAGGATGAGCAGCATTACCCTTGATTACACCCCTAGAGCATGGCAGCGTGAAGCTCATTTAACACAAGCAAGATTCAAAGTTCTGGCACTCCACAGACGCTCTGGCAAGACTGAACTTAGTTTGCTCGAATTAATAGATAAAGCGATTAAATTTGATAAAGATTTAGGTTTGTTTTGCTACGTCTCGCCCTACCTTAGTCAAAGCAAAAGCATAGCTTGGTTACGGCTCTTAGAAAAACTAGAACCATTGCGTAGAGCAAATGCTATTGAAATAAACCAATCAGAACTAAGCGTTAAATTTCTGCACAATGGTGCAATCATTCGTCTATTTGGAGGTGACCGATATGATGCGTTGCGAGGGGTCAGACTTGATGGTCTGGTATTAGATGAGGTTAGTCAAATAAAGAAAGAACTCTGGATTGATGTATGTCAGCCTGCACTCTCAGACCGTCTAGGATGGGCTATTTTTATCTCAACCCCTAGTGGAATTAACTTATTTTCAGAACTGTATTACAAGGCATTAGAAGAACCCAAGGATTGGTCAGCAGCAAGGTATACGGTATACGACACAGACAGTATTCACCCTGATGAAGTAACACGTCTCAAGCGAGACATGAGTGAGACATCATTTGCAAGGGAATATTTATGTGACTTCAGTGCAGCAGGTGATGACCAACTTATAGCTTTAGCAGATACCGAAGACGCAGCCAAAAGAACATACCAATCAGACCATGTAAAGATGTCACCTGTAGTGCTAGGTATAGACCCTGCAAGGTTTGGTGATGACAGATCTGTAGTATTCCGTAGGCAGGGAAAACAAGGTTATAAACCTATCGTCTATCGAGGTATAGATAACATGGATCTAGCAGCAAGAGTAGCCAACCTAATTGAGGAACATAACCCAGATGCAGTGTTCTGTGATGCAGGTGCAGGTAGTGGAGTAATCGACAGACTAAGACAACTATCGTATGACGTAATCGAAATACCATTTGGAGGTAAGGCAACCAAACCAGAACAGTACATCAACCGTAGGACTGAGATGTGGTGGTTAATGAAACAATGGATAGAAGAAGGAGGTGCAATACCGAATGACACCGCCCTTAAACAAGAGTTAGCTACACCGATATATTGGTACGACAATGTAGGCAGAAGAGTGCTTGAGTCTAAGGATCAGATAAAGAAGAGATTGCAGGGAGCAGGGTCACCAGATTTAGCTGATGCACTAGCACTAACCTTTGCCCTCCCAGTAGCCAAAAAAGAGATGGAGGATATATACATCAAAAGACGTAAAGTATCTACAGGTAAGGAGGAATATGACCCATACAAAGTGCTGTAATTTTGTTCGTATAGCAGAAGGTCTAGATGTAGACCCATTACTCCAATTGTTGGACGGTAAACCTGAGTTATGGAAAGAGATAGAGACAAGGCAAAAATGCACTAACTCACCACATAAAGATACCGAGTGTATATATGTTAGAGGACCACTAAAGATGAGTTTGTATTACGTTTTATGGGATACAGGATCATACGATTACCCATGCATGGAGTACTTGAAAGATGCATTAGTGCCCTTGATGCAACCAATCCTAGAAAAACTAGGGGTTAAAGACATGGGTAGGCTACTTATTGTCAATCTGAAGCCTAGTGGTCATGTGACCAAACACAATGATCAAGGAACGTATGCAGATCACTACCAAAGATTTCATCTTGTACTTAAATCTAACCAATGGTGTAGCCAAACTTGCGGAGATCAGGAGCAAAAGTTTGAGGTAGGTGAGGTCTGGTGGTTTAACCATAAGAAATTACATACGGCTCACAATGTTGGCATGACAGATAGAGTGCATATAATATTTGATTGTGTTACTAATTATCCCTTATGACGAGTGTGACCGTAAGTACTGATGATACAGCTACTGTAAACGAAAGTAGAGTACCTAAAACAACCATCAGACTCTGCACGTTAGATGAATTTAAAGTATTAGCAGAACCATTGTTTGAGGAGCATTACGAAGAGATTGCTCGCAACAAACAAGTGATGAAGCTAAAACCAAACTGGCCGATGTATGAATCGGTTGACCAGAATGGGTTCTTATTTATTTATCTAGCAATGCAAGGCGATGTTTGTATTGGTTATTCTATGAATATCATCATGCATCATTTTCATTATGCTGATCTAAGAGTTGCCCAAAATGACGTTTTGTTTGTCAAAAAAGAATTTAGGGGTGGACGATTAGGATTACGTTTATTGAAAGTTACAGAAGACCATGCAAAACTTGCAGGTTGCAAACTGATGTTATGGCACGCTAAAGAAAACACCGCTCTAGCAAAACTGTTACCAAAACTAAAGTATGGTGTACAAGAAATCATGTATTCTAGGGAGATTTAAAAAATGATTGTATCAGCAGTTATTGTAGGAGCAGCTACTGTTGGATCGCAGATATATGCAAGTAACCAACAAAAAAAACAGCAAAAGAAACAGTTAGCATTGCAACGACAAGCTAATCAAGATGCTAAAGATAGAGCGAAAGAAGCAGGTGATCGTGCTGATATTGAAATGAATAAAGCAAATAGAAAGAGAGCAGATGTAAGTGCATTAACTAAGAAAGAAGAACAGGCAGCAATGGCTGGCCCTGCCGGTACATTACTTACTGGAGTACAAGGTGTAGACTCTGGTAGTTTAAATTTAGGCGGTAACACATTACTTGGTGGTTAATCAATGAAAACAAAACGTGCTGACCTGTTAACTAGGTGGGGTCACCTTAGATCTGAAAGAGCTACATGGTGGTCACATTGGCAAGAAGTCACTACATATCTATTGCCAAGGAATGGACGTTATTTTCAGCAAGATAGAAATAAAGGTCATAGAAGACATAACTCGATATACGACAATACTGGTACAAGAGCATTAAGAACATTAGGTGCAGGTATGATGGCAGGTGCAACAAGCCCTGCAAGACCTTGGTTTAGACTTGGAACGGCTGACCCAGAGTTAAATAGATATACACCTGTCAAGTTATGGCTAAATGATGTAACAGAACGTATGCAATTGGTGTTTCAAAAGTCCAATACATACCGAACATTGCATGGTATTTATGAAGAATTGGGAGCATTTGGTACGGCAGGTTCGATTATATTGCCAGATCCTAAGACAGCTATCCATCATTACCCTGTAACGATAGGAGAATATGCAATTGCTACGGATTATCAAGGCAGAGTTAACACTTTGTACAGAGAATTCCAAAAAACAGTAGGAGAAGTAGTAAGAGAATTTGGATATAACAAATGTTCAACGTCTGTTAAGAATTTGTTTGACAGAGGTTCACTAGACCAATGGATTACGTTAGTTCATGCGATAGAGCCAAGGGATGATAGAGAGCGTGACTTTAAAAAGAAGGACAATATGAACATGGCATACAAGTCTTGTTACTTCGAGATAGGTGGTGATGGCGAACAAGTACTAAGAGAGAGTGGATATAAAGAATTCCCTGCTGTTGTACCTAGATGGGGCATTTCTGGTGGCGATATTTATGGTAATTCACCGGGAATGGAAGCATTAGGTGACGTAAAACAGTTACAACATGAACAATTACGCAAGGCACAAGGCATTGATTACCAAACAAAACCACCATTACAAGTACCTAGCTACATGAAAAACCGTGATGTAGATAGTTTGCCGGGTGGAGTTACGTTTATTGATGGTCAACAGGGCAAGATTGAGACTGCATTTAACGTAAATCTAAATTTAAATCATTTATTAGCAGATATACAGGACGTTAGGCAACGTATTAATGGTAGTTTTTATGCTGATTTGTTCCTTATGTTGGCAAATGCTACTGATACTAGGATGACTGCAACAGAAGTAGCAGAACGACATGAAGAAAAATTATTAATGTTAGGTCCAGTACTGGAACGATTACATAATGAATTATTAGATCCATTAATTGATAATACCTTTAACAGAATGCTTGAAACTGGGTTAGTACCACCTGCTCCAGAAGAGTTACAAGGCATGGAATTAAACGTAGAATTTGTTTCTATGTTGGCACAAGCACAACGTGCAATTGGTACAAATAGTGTTGATAGGTACGTTAATAATATGGGTATGGTTGCCCAGATGAAACCTGATGTTTTAGATAAATTTGATTCTGATGCATGGGCTGATGGTTATGCTGATATGTTAGGTGTAGATCCTAAACTTATAGTTGCAGGTGAGCGAGTAGCCAAGATACGTCAAGCAAGAGCGGAACAACAACAAGCAATGGCACAACAAGAAGCACAACAACGTGCTGTAGAAAATGCAACTAAATTAAATAATAGTAAAACTGGAGAGCCATCTATGATGGACATGATGAACCAATTTAGCGGTTACAATTCACCATCACCATTGGAGGTATAAATGGATTTAATTGATCTTAAAAAAGACCCACAACCTATAGATAGCAATGAAATGTTTGACGAACCGATGTATAGCTACGGTTTGTGTATATCGCTTGGTAGGGAAGAACTAGAAAAGTTAGGAATAGAAAAGTTACCAGAAGCAGGTAGCGAAATGATGATTAAAGCTATTGCTTATGTTAAGACTGTTAGGGAAAGCAAAGAAAAAGATGGTGTTGAACAGAATGTAGAGCTACAAATTTGTGCAATGGGAATTGATCCTATTGACAAAACAAAAGATCAAGCCAAAGGTTTGTACGAAACCCAACCCAAACCTGCGATAAAGGCAACACCTGTTGCTAATACCTCAACTTACTTAGCATAGGAACTTTATGACTTACACGAATCCAGATTATGCCAAAAAATCGCCTGAGTTTAAAAAAAATTTTAAAAACATGGTTGATCAACATAATGCAAATAAAGCAAACAAAAACAAAAATAAAAATAAAAAATCTAAATTAGAACAATTTGCTGAAAGACTTTATGGAGGTAGCAACTAATGGAAGGTGCAGAAAAAATTATTCCTAGAAAAATAGAGAATAAAATAAAATTAATACAAGCCAAACAAGAAGGCAATATGGCATCTAAAAAAGATCTAAAAGATTTAGAAAAACTTAAAAAACTTTACCCTTCAATGTTTTAAATTATGAAAAATCAAGGATTATGGGCAAACATTCATGCAAAACGTAAAAGGATTGCAGATGGATCTGGAGAAAGAATGCGTAAGAAAGGTAGCAAAGGTGCTCCAACTAACAAAGCGTTAAAAGATAGCCAAAGCAAAAAAGCATAAGGTGTGACCGTAACACGGTTATGACTAGATATATTAGAACATGAGTGAATACAATCCTCTCGACCTCAAGAGTCAACAAAAATCTAAAGACAATAAAAAGTCTGAAGAAAGAATTGACCGCCAAAATGAAGAGTCGGACATCAAATGGTTGATGAGCAGCAAGAGGGGTCGCAGATTAATCTGGAGACTTCTGGAGCAAGCAGGTGTTTTCCGATCATCGTTCAACACTAACGCAATGGCAATGTCATTTAGCGAAGGTAACAGGAATTATGGTTTGCAAATACTAAACTTAATCCACACTCTCTGCCCAGAACTATACCCGACAATGATTAAGGAGCAAAAAAATGTCAGAAACGCTGATGACGGAAGCCAACCAAACCAATGAAGGCAGCACACAGCAAGCAGTAGAAGGAACACAAACTGAGCAATCAGTTGAAACTACTAATACTGAAAATACACAGCAACAAGCTGAAACTGTAGCGGATCAACAAGATTCGGATGAATCCTCTGTTGAAAGTGAAACTAGCGAACAGGAAACCCCAGAAGGTGCTCCTGAGAAATACGAGTTCAACGACAAGGTGGCTGACGCACCAGAGGTACTCGACCCCGATGTATTAACTGCATTCGGTGAAGTCGCTAAAGAACTTGACCTGCCACAGGAAGCTGCACAAAAAGTATTAGACAAAGTCGCACCTGTAATACAGGCAAGACAAGCAGAACAGGTTGAAAAGGCACGAGTAGAATGGGCAGAAGATTCAAAATCAGATGATGAATTTGGTGGCGAAACTTTTGATGCCAATCTAGAAGTTGCAAAATCAGCCCTTGATGCTTTCGGTACTTCTACTTTTAAACAGTTGCTGTCAGAATCTGGCTTGGGAAACCATCCCGAAGTAATTCGGTTTATGTACCGAGCAGGTAAGGCAATTAGTGAAGACAGTTATGTTGGTAATTCTCAAGGTGCTAATGCTAAAAGCAATGGTATTCCAAAAGATTTTAACGGCATAGCAAATGCACTATATTCTAATCAGCAAAACAAGTAAGGAGTTATTAAATGGCTACACTCTCAACAGCAAATTTAACACTAGCGGATTGGGCAAAAAGATCTGACCCAGACGGTAGAGTTCCAATCGTTGCAGAACTGTTATCACAGAGCAACGAAATACTAGATGACTGCGTTTTTAAGGAAGGTAATTTACCTACTGGTGAACGTGTAGTTATCAGAACAGGTTTACCCGGTGTTTACTGGAGAGCATTAAACCAAGGTATTCCATCAAGCAAGTCAACAACAGCACAAATTGATGAAGCTTGCGGAATTTTAGAAGCACGTTCTGAAGTAGACA